GTCAAAATACTATCAACTTGAAAAAGTAGGCGACTGTGTCATTAGAGCAATTGCGATTGCAACCGAAACTGATTACAAAGAGGTTGTAGAAGATACTTGGCAATTTACAAAAAAATATGGATGTCCAATTAACTGGAGAAAAATTTGGCAACTCTATTTAGAAAAAATTGGATGGGAAAAAGTCAAAGCACCAAAGTTTGAAGGTCGTAAAGCTAGAGCCAAAGATTTACCCAAAGGGAGATTTATAGCTCAACAAGCAACTCATTTATCTGCAATAGTAGATGGAAAGCCACATGACATCTGGGATACATCAGACAGAATGGTGTATTGTTACTATAGAAAGAAAAGCTAGAATTGATTGTTTAGGTCGGTATGATAAAATAACTTCATGCCGACTTATACAACAGTACCAAATGTATTATCACTTTATCCAAGAGTAGGAAGTTTAGCTTCAGTAAATTCTGCATCAATAGCTTTTTATATTGACCAAGCAGAGAATGAGATAAATGGATATTTAGCAAATAATTACACATTGCCGTTTTCTTCGAGTCCACCATTGGTAACAACTCTTTCAACCGAATATTCCTTAGTTAAAATTCTGGAGAGGTTTTTCACTCAAGAGGTGGGCTCTAAAAACGAATGGGTAGAAGAAAGAAAAAAATATTTACTTGATACATTTAACAAAATAAACAATGGAGATATAGGTTTAGTAACTTCATCTGGAGAACTTATTGTTTACAATTCTGGAGATACAATCTTCAGCAACACAATGACTTACAATCCAACCTTTACAATGCTTGATGAAACATTGCAGCAAATAGATTCTGATAGATTAGAAGATGAGCATGATGCTGTAAGAGATGAAGAATATAATCCGTTCTATTAATGTCTAGCAAAGTTGCACTTACTGGAAACAAACAAGTAATTCAAAAGATTAAAGTTGTAAACAATGGTATCAAAAATCCAAAAGTTGCTTTGAAAAGAATTGGTATAAGAATTTTAAATGAAGTAAATAAAAATTTTCAAAGAGGTGGCAACGATGGTGTTGCATGGCAAGCTAATGCACCAGTTACGATAGCCAGAAAAGGAAGTTCAAGACCTTTGATTGACACAGGTAATCTTCGTGGGTCATTTACATTTCAAGTAAGAAATAACAACCAAGTCCAAATTGGCTCACCAGTTTTCTATTCTGAGTTTCATGAATTTGGTGTTGTAGGAAAAATACCACAAAGAAAAATGCTGCCTAAAGATGCTAGTGCTGCCAAAATAGCAAAACAAGAAGTACAGAGATATCTGCTAGAATTAACTAAAAAACCCGTATAAAATAAAGTATGGCTATAATTGATTATCTAGGAATAGAAACTGCAATTAAAAATATATTAGAAGCTGATAGTAGAACAAGCAGTTATACAGTTGAAATAGAGCCACCAGATGAGATTAGAACTGATGCTTGTCCTTATATTGCTATTTATTTAGATAGTTACGATACACCACTTAATGATGAACTTATCGGTGGAACAAAACCATTTAGAACTTTTTTAAACATCGAAGTTTGGTGCTATGATTTCAGTTTAGAGAATCTAGCAGGTGCATCAGCTAGAGATACACTTTTAGGAAATGTAAAAGAAGTCCTTAAAGAAAATAGAACAATATCAGATACAGTTTTAGTAACTGCTTTTACAGGTGGAGATTTTGACAATCAAAAAAATACAAGTGGATTAGGATTCTTTAAAGGTGTTTCAGTAAAAATACAATGCGAGGTTAGAGAATGAAAAAGATTAAATTTATCAAAGGAGATATTGAGATTATGGGTTTTGGTAAAACAGAAGCAGGTAAAACTGTTAATGTTCCAGATGAACTTGCTCAATCACTCATAGAGAGCAATATTGCAATCGAAGTTAAAAAAGGTAAAATTAAAACAGGCGAAAAGCCAAGTGAGGTAAAATAATGGGATATGGCATAGGTGGATATATTTCTCTTAGTTTGCAAAGTAGTGGTGGAACAGCTACAACGAACAGAGTTTATGTTCCTTTTAAATCAGAATCATTGACTGAAAATATAGAACAATTACAATCGGAAAATATAAGAGCTATTTACGATAATCCAAATACATTAGAAGGTATTAAAAATATTACTGGTGATATAGTATTCGAGCCACATCCAATATATCTTGGTCATTTCTTAAAAGGTGTTTGTGGTCAAGTATCTACAACTTTTTCTACTTCTGCTGCTGTTCATGAATTTTTACCTAGTCAAGGCGACTTCGATGAAACATTAGCATTGCCACCATATACTATAGAAGTTTACAAAAGTGTTGGAGATGGATTTAGATATGTTGATGCACAAATTCATACATTGGCTATCAATATGACTGCTGGTGCAATAGCAGAATGTACTGCAACTATTCATGCCAGAGCTGAGAGTGCTGTGTCAAAACAAACAGCTTCATATGTTTCTGCTGACCCATTTACTTGGGACACAGTTTCATTGCAAGTAGGTGGAAGTGCCAACGGAGAATTTGAATCTGCAACTGTAACAATTACAAATCCAATAGTTGGTGTGCCAACATTAAATGGTGCAAAAACAGAAGGCAAATTAAAAAGAGATGGATTCAGAACTGTTACTGTAAATGGCGACCAAGATTTTTCAAATCAAACACAGTCAGATATTTTTAAAGCACAAACAAGGCAAAGATTCTTGTTTACATTAACAGGTGGAGATATTGGTGGCAGTAAAAACAATCAACTAACAATTGATATGCCACAAACAAATTACACAACATTTACATTCCCAATCGGGGGAGCTGGTAGAATTACAGCATCTTATGAAGGGAATGGAGAATACGACACAAGTTCTAGCTACTCTGTAAGATTTACTTTACAAAATACACAAGCTAGTTACTAGGAGAAGCTCATGAAGTTCACAATTGCTGAAAAAGAATTTGAAATTCAACCAGCAAAAACTAAATCAATCTTACAGATTGAAGAAAGACTAGGAAAAAGTCTTTCAAAAATTGGTGATGATGTTTCATTCTCTGACATCATTACGATTGTTACAATTGCATTAACTCAATCAGATGCAAACATTGATGTTGATTGGGTTACAGAGAATACAAGCATTGCCGATATGGGTAAGTTCAATGAGGTAATGACATATTTTTTGGCGATTCCGAAGTAATCAATCGCAGATATTTAGATGTCTTTGACCTTTTTGGAAAGGAGTATGGATGGAGTAAAAGCGATTGCCTAGAGCTAACAACTAATGAAATAAATTATTTAGTTGAAAAAATAAAATATCGACACTCCAAAAGGAAATAAAAAGTGGCAGACAATAAAGTAAATTTATTAGTATCACTCAAAGACCAAGCATCTGCTGGACTGTCTGGTTTAACAAATAAACTCGGTGCTTTTGGAAAAGCATTAAATCCAGTTACTTTAGGTGTTGCTGCACTAGCAGCAGGTTTAACAAAATTAGCTTTTTCTGCTGCAAAGACTGGCGACACTTTTGCTAAGACTGCTACACAAATAGGTACAACATCATCTTTTTTATCTGAATTACAATTTGCTGCAAACATTGGTGGTGCAGAATTATCAGATGTTGGAACAGCTTTAAGAGTTGTTTCTAAAAGAGTTAACGATGCAAACAATGGACTTGTTACTTCAGTTAGAGCTTTTAATCAAGCTGGAATTGCAACTCAAAAAGCAAATGGTGAATTTAAATCTGCTGAAGAATTACTTTTAGATTCTGCTGATGCCTTTAAAGCTTTAGATAGTCCAACTCAAAGAACTGCTTTAGCAATGGAACTATTTGGTAGAAGTGGTACAAGACTTGTGCCAATCTTGGTGCAAGGTAGCGATGCAATCAAAGAACTTCAAGCTGAAGCAAGGGAATTAGGAATTACTTTTAGTGATGTTGAAGCGAAAGAAGCTGAAGATTTTCAAGATGCTTTATTAAGATTAAAAAGTGTATTTATTGGTGTTGGGAATATAATCGGCAAAGCTTTAATACCAACCTTTACTTTTTTATTTACTGTTCTTAAAGATACTCTGTTGCCAGTTGTCAATGGAACAAGAATTGCAATAGAGTTATTAGGAATTACTTTTAAAATTATTGCATCACCAATAATAATTGTTGTAGAAGCTTTTGAAAAGTTAGCTAGATTTTTTAACAGAATTACAAATAGTGGAAGGGCAATAAGAGAATTTTTTAGAAAATTATTTGAAGATGATATACCATCTGAAGAACAAATACAAAGAAGGGAAAATATTTTAAGAGGATTTTTTAAAGGATTTGAAGAAGGGGCAGAGCCAACTCGTTTTTTTGGCATGGCACTAGAAGATTTGAAAACAAAAACTGATGCTTCAGAAGAATCATTGAGTAAAGCCAAAACAACAATGCAACTCTTGAAACAAAATGCTGCTGCTGCATCAAATGGTATACGAGAAGGTTTTGGCGAAGTAATGCAGGAAAATTTTTCATCTACTGCTAATGTTATGAAGGATGTTGGTCGTGAAATGGGTGAAACAATTGTAGGTGGGGTTGATGAAATCGGAACTGCTTTTGGCGATATGATATTTGAAATGGATTTTTCTGCAAGTTCTTTCGAAAATATATTTAAAAATATGGCAAAAACATTAGTGCAACAAGTTGGAGTAATGATTGCTAGACTTGTAGCTTTAAGAATTGCTATGGCAGCAGTCGGTGCTGGTGGTGGATTAGGAATAGGTGGTGGTATCATAAGTAGTGTAGTTGGTGGTATTGGTGGGATGTTAGGTTTTGCTGATGGTGGTAGACCACCAGTCAATCAACCATCAATTGTCGGAGAAAGAGGTGCAGAGATATTTGTACCAGATACAGCAGGTACAATAATTCCTAATGAAGCTTTGGGTGGAACTCAAAATATTGGAGTAATAAATATTATGCCTTATGCAAATATTGATAAAGCACTAACAGAAAAACCTATGTCATATTGGGTATCGCTAACACAAGAAAAGATTTTACCAGCTCTAAATAATCTTGGAAAAAGTGGAAGCACAACAACTTTGAATTTTAAAGGTGCAAGATAATGGCAATGTTGTTAGGAGTTCCAAATTCTAGTTATATAACACTTGATGAAGTCGCAGGTTATGGATATCAATTTGATACCACTTTCGACAAAAAAGATATAAGAACAAAAGGTGGTAGTTTGTTTACTTACATAACACCAGCATCTAAATTTCAAACATTTACATTACCTATGACTTATGTTGCATCTTCTGATGTAAGTTTAATAAATAGTTATTTTGCAACTGCAACCGATTTAAGATTTATTGAAGATGATACTTT